CTATACTGACGCGACGAGTGATTTCGCTGATAACTAACGACCGTGCCCACTACGGGCGGAAAGGACTACATTATGGCTACCAAGGTTATCACCGGCAAGTGCCGGGCCTCCTTCGTGCATGTGTTTGAGCCGCAGAGCGTAAACGGCTCCGAACCCAAGTACAGCATTTCCCTGATCATCCCCAAGTCCGATACCGAAACCCTGAACAGCATCCGTGCCGCCATCGAGGAAGCCAAGCAGAATGGAGCGACCAGCAAGTGGGGCGGCAAGATTCCGCCCAATCTGAAGATGCCGCTGCGTGACGGCGATGTGGATCGCCCGGACGACGACGCCTATGCCAATGCCTACTTCATCAACGCCAACAGCAACGAGAAGCCGGGCATTGTGGACCGCAAGCGCATCCCGATCACCGATCCGCTGGCCATCTACTCCGGCTGTTATGTCCGGGCTTCCATCAATTTCTATCCCTTCAACTCCAACGGCAATAAGGGCATCTCTGCCGGCCTGGCCAACATCCAGTTCTGGTGCGACGGCGAGCCCTTGAATGGTCGCGTCCGTGCCGAGGATGAGTTCGATGCGCTGGACGCCGAGGATGAGGACGATTTCCTCGACTAAGAAAGAAAATGCCGCCCGTTGCTGAAAAGCGCGGGCGGTAATCTCCAAATGGAATTATTTGATTTCCTGCTCCAGATCATCGAACAGCGGACTATCGAAGAACTGCCTCACGCTGATCTCGAAGCCATCACACAGCTTCTTGATGGTTGTTACCTTCGCTGTGGTCGAGACTCCGTTTACCAGATCGCTGATCGTGGACTGCGTGATGCCGGAGATGGTGCTGATCTTGTTGATTGTCACATGGTGCTCATCGCAGAGTTCGTATATGCGTTTGACTACAGCTTCTGAAACTGTCATACTCATTCCTCCAAAGTCATCGGTATACCGTTAATAAAATGTTATCAGCTTGCCGGTGAAAAGTTTAACGGTGCGCCGTTGACTTTCGTGGAGGCGTATCATAAACTAACGGTACACCGTTGACAAAGGAGGAGTGTTATGACGCATCTAAAATCACTCGCTTTCACTGGTCATAGAATGGAGAAGCTGCCGTTCACAGAAAATAGCCCTGGCGGCGTTTGGCTGAAGCAAGCTATGCTGGATGTGGTGCTGGAAAAAGCTGCTTCTGGCTATGCTATTTTCCTTTCTGGTTATGCCTATGGATGCGACCTGTTCTTTGCCGAGGCTGTGCTGACTGCCAAGCGGACATACCCCGATATCCAACTGATCGCCTGTGTTCCTTTTCCGGGACAGGCAAGAAGCTGGAGCGAGGATTGGAAGAAGCGATACGCTGAGCTGCTCCGAAGGGCAGACGCCAAGGTACAGCTTTTCGACCACTACACCAGAGGGTGCTTCCTTGCCAGGGATCGCTACATGGTGGATGCGTCCACCGAGGTTCTTGCCGCCTACAACGGAAAGCATGAGGGCGGAACCTTCTACACCATGAAGTATGCCTACAGCAAAGGCAAAGCAATCACGATTCTGGACGTGAACACACTGACACAGAAGCTCATCCCGCCGAAGGGATGATGACCATAACACACTATGGGGCGCGCTTGAATGCTGCGCTCCTTTATTATTCCTCAAAAGGAGGGCGAACCACATGCCGCCCAATACAAAGAAGCCCATCATGGGTATCGACATAGAGACCTACAGTTCCGCACCACTGCCTAAGTGCGGCGTGTATCGCTACACCGATGCGCCCGACTTTGAGATTCTTCTCTTTTCCTATGCCTTTGACGATGGTCCGATCATCACCATTGACCTGGCTTGTGGTGAACAGCTACCGCAGGAGGTGCTGATCGCGCTCGAAGATGAGAACATCATCAAGGCAGCTTGGAACGCGGCGTTTGAAAGAGTGTGCCTTTCCAAGCACCTGGGACATTGGTTGGACCCGCACCAATGGCGCTGCACCGCTGTCATGGGCGCCTATTCTACGATGCCGCCACGCCTGGGTGATGCAGCCTATGCGATGAACGTCACCGAGAAGAAGATGGAGGAAGGCAAGGATCTCATTCGCTACTTCTCTGTCCCCTGCAAGGCAACCAAGTCCAACGGTGGTCGCACGAGGAATCTTCCCCAGCACGCTCCTGAAAAATGGGAACTGTACAAAAAGTACAACGCCCAGGACGTTGCCACCGAGCGCGCCCTCCGCATCGAGCTGGAGAAAAATCCGCTGCCTGAAATGGAATGGGAACTATATGCGCTGGATCAGATCATCAACGACCGGGGCGTCCGGGTGGACAAGCTGCTGGTGAAACAGGCAATGGTGGTCGATTCGGTGTTTTCGGAGCAAGCGTTCCTGCGGGCCAAGGAGCTGACGGGGCTTGAGAATCCCGGTTCTGTAACACAGCTCAAGGCATGGCTGGCTGATCAGGACATTCCTATGGAGTCCCTCGCCAAGAAGATCGTGCAGGAAAAGGCGAAAACCACAGATGGGATCGCCGGGGAACTGCTCAACCTTCGCCTGGAACTGAGTAAAACGAGTGTCAAAAAGTACGAGGCGATGGCGCGTACCGTGTGCCGGGACGGACGCGTTCACGGAATGCTTCAATTCGGAGGTGCTGCTAAGACCTTTCGTTGGGCTGGGCGACTCGTCCAGGCTCAGAATTTGCCACAGAACCATCTACCCGATTTGGAACTTGCCCGCAACATCGTGAAAACCGACAATGAGGAGATGCTTGAAATGCTCTATGGTTCCGTTCCCAATACGCTGTCGGAGCTTATCCGCACAGCCTTCATTCCCAAGGATGGTCACCATTTCATCGTTGCCGACTTCTCGGCCATTGAAGCCCGCGTCCTTGCCTGGCTTGCCGGCGAGGAGTGGGTGCTGGATGAGTTCCGTGGGAAGGGCAAGATTTACGAGGCGACCGCTTCCCGTATGTTCCATATTCCGCAGGAGACCATCGTCAAGGGAAATCCCAACTATGAATACCGCCAGAAGGGCAAGCAGGCTACACTTTCCTGCATTGCCGAGGGCATCCCGGTTCTGACCGATGAAGGTCTGATGCCCATCGAGCGAGTCAGAAAAAGCAACCTCGTGTGGGACGGTGACCGCTGGGTGCGCCACGATGGCGTGGTCTACAAGGGTGTGCGAAAGTGCATCTCCTTTGGCGGCTTGGTGGCCACGCCCGATCATATGGTCTGGAACGAGGGACGCTGGATGCCTTTCATCGATACGCTCCCGGATGGTGTGTTCACGCTGGAGTCCCATCGGGTTTACGACATCATGAACGCTGGTCCCAATCACTGTTTTATCGCCGCTGGCCGCAAGGTTCACAACTGTGGCTATGGCGGTGGCGTCGGTGCTTTGAAAGCAATGGGAGCAAAAATGCCCGAGGAGGAAATGCAGCCGCTGGTGGATGCGTGGCGCGCAGCCAATCCTAGCATTGTTTCCTTCTGGTATGCCCTGGGCGATGCTGCTTCGGAGATCATTAGGAATCACAATAGCGTCCGTGTGGGCAAGGTGACCGTCTACTGGCAGAACGACAGGATGTATATCCAGCTTCCTGCAGGACGGAGACTGTGCTACATCTCGCCCCGCTTTGTTCCCAATCGCTTTGGTGGCCAGGGCATCGGTTTCATGGCTCCCTCCGCCAGCGGTCAGATGGAACTCAGTGAAACCTTCGGTGGGAAGTTGGCAGAGAATGTGACCCAGTCTATTGCCCGCGACCTTCTGGCCCACGGCATGATGCAGCTTGAAAAGGCCGGGTACCGCATCGTGTTCCATGTACACGATGAAGCCGTCATGGAAGTTCCTGATGGAACGGGTTCCTTGGAGGAGGCATGCAGGGTCATGGCTATCCAGCCGGAGTGGGCGCAGGATCTCCCGCTTCGCGCAGACGGCTACATCTGTCCGTTCTATCGCAAGGATTGACCTTTCGTCACACTTAGTTATCAAATAGTTATCCGTTTGTTTGGTTGATAATCATGCCGAGAAGAGCGAATATGTCCATACCTTAAAGAAATGGAGGGCTCCCCATATGTGCGATACCGCGAACAGCACCCAGAACGAAACCCCGAACACCAAGACAATCCGCATTTTGATTGTCGAGCCAGGCAAACGCCCACGTCCCGCAACCATCCCACACACACTGCATGAGTTGCAGAAGGTGGTAGGCGGCTACATTCAGGCAATCTACCCCTGGGATGGCCCTGTCGCATTGATCTGCGATGAAGAAGGTTTGCTGAAGGGCTATACCTTCAACCGACTCATCGACCAGGACACCATCATTGCCGGTACTTTCTTCATCTGCGGTCTGGATGAGGACAACTTTGCTGACCTTCCCAACGATCTGATGGAGAAGTTCACGAAGCGGTTCTACATGCCCGAGATCATGGCGCGAACGCCTGATGGAATCGTGGCCATCCCGGTTGAACCGCAGGAGGTGTGAAAGATGCCTACCACCCGCGCCACCGAGAAGTACATTCTGACTTTGACGGCTGAACAGGCCAGCGCAGTCATGGACGCCTGCGAACTGTTTGCTCGTCTGCACATCGGCCAGTTTGAGCGCATCACGGAAAAGCTGCTCCATACCGACGAGCCTGATTTTGAAGTGCGATGCACCACGGCGAACACGCTGTGCCAGCTGCTGGCCAAGTTGATCCTCGGCACTGCTCCCAACGGCCTGTGCAAGATCAACCGCACCGATCACAGCGAGAGGGCGTGGAACGTGTACCAGTCCATCCGACACGCAACGCATGAATACCGCTATCCCACCGACCAATTCAGCATCCCCGAGACGCTGCCGCACTCCATGATCGATGAAGCCGTTCCACCCTGTGAGGTGCGAGAAGGTGGTGACGCAAATGCTTAATCCCTTCAGAGACAAGCGGCTGGAAGATATACTGACCAGGGAGAATCCCTTTCCGGGTCGGATCGATACTCGCTACCTCATGGGCTACATTCGCGGTGACCATGACGGATACCGTTGGTGGGCTTCGATATTTAGCAACGACCGTGCTCTTGAGAATGAAGAACGGGTGCAGGAGCTGGATTTCCTGTACAGGTCGTTCATCCGGCAGATCAAGGGACTGACGGCGCTTACCGCCTTCTGCAAGAAGCATGCCGAGCCTACTTCCGATCCGACCGAATTCAATGCCTACTGTATCACGCAGAACGGTGTGTACTGGTTCCGCTTCATTCTCCGCAGGGGAGATTATAATATCTACCTAAAAGCGTATGTGCCAACGGTATTGCAAGGAGGTGATTAAGGTGAGCATCAGAAACAGGGCATGTCTGTACTTGCGGACACCGCAGTTGCTCATCGAATACCAGAGACAACGGCTTATTGATTTTGCACAGCAGAAGGAAATGATGGTTGTTCACGAAATCACAGAGTACGGTTCTGCCTGTGCTCCCCATCGTCCATGTGTCGATGCGCTTCTTAGAATGGCCGATGCCGGTGCATTCGATATCGTAATCGCTGCGAACACTTCAAGGATTGCCAGACGCCCTTATGATTTGGTCTTGATTATGAGCAGGCTTCGCAAAGCCGGTGTAGAAATCTGGACAGTCGATACCCAGCAGCGCATCCCGTATGAACTGCTGGACATCTGGGAGTCGCTTGCAAATTGATCTCGTTTTTCCATAAAGGCTTGCCGCAAGGCGGGCCTTTTTCTTATCCCTCATGCCGACTGATAGGAGGTATCTATGCACGTTACCCATGACAAAAAACTACTGATTGCCGTGGGCAAAAGCCGCAAGGCGCTCAACTGGCAAAACAAAGAGCTGATGTGGAGCGAGTTTCTGGACAAGCTCTCCGTCACCACCCGTACCCGTGAAACCGTAGAGGAATACATGGGGATGAATAAGGCTGACCGCGATGAGCGCAAGGACATCGGTGGTTTCGTCGGCGGCTACCTGAAAAATGGCAAGCGGAGCAACAGTTCCGTGGTGAATCGCTGCTTGGTGTGCTTGGACATCGATAACGCCGATCCTGGCGTCTTTGATGATTTGGACACCACCTTCATTAACGCCTACGCCCTCTACAGTACCCACAGCCACACCCCTGAACGCATGAGGCTGCGCCTGATTGTGCCGTTGTCCCGGACGGTCACGCCGGACGAGTACGCAGCCATTTCCCGGCGTATTGCCGCCGACCTGACCCTTGAAAGGTTCGACCAGACCACCTTTGAGCCGGCACGCCTGATGTACTGGCCTTCTACCCCGGAGAATGGCGAGTTCGTGTTCCGCTATCAGGATGAGCCCTTTCTGGATGCCGATGCTGTCCTAGCTACCTACGCCGATTGGAAAGACACCTCCCTGTGGCCGACCACGAAGCCGCTGGAGGAACGCACCCGCGCCAAGGTAATCAAGGCAGAAGATCCGCTGGGCAAGTCCGGCATCATCGGCGCATTCTGCCGGGCGCACAGTATCACAGATGTACTGGATCACATCCTGCAGGACAGATATACACCCACTGCCCAAGATGACCGCTACACATTTGTCGGCGGCAGCACCACGGGCGGTCTCATCATTTACGATGATAAGTTCGCTTTCAGCCACCATGCCACCGACCCTGCCTCCGCCCAGCTGTGCAACGCCTTTGATCTGGTGCGCCTGCACCTGTTCACGCCGGGCCAGTATGACAGTGACGGTGAGCTGATCGGCAGCGACGCCGACTCCCGCAAGCGGATGCAGCAGTACGCATCCAAGGACGAGGCAACCAAACGTCAGTTGGCTGAGGAACGCCGGGCGCAGGCGGTTGAGGATTTCGGAGATCTGGATGCTCCGACCACTGCAACACAGGATAAGACTTCTGCTTCTGACACATCCAAGCCCTCGACCCCCACCAATGAACATTGGCAGGATGATCTGGAACTGGACAAGCAGGGCAAGGTCAAGGACACCCTGGGCAACCTTGCTGTGATTCTGCGCAACGATCCGCGTCTGAAGGATATCGCTTACAATATCCACCGCAGCGGCATCGACATTCGCCGGGATGCTGATGGCAAAGCCTCCATCCCGTGGATGCAGATCAAGCCCGGCTGGAATGAATCTGACCTCGGGGCGATCATGATTTACCTCGAAAGGGTCTACGGCGTCTACAGTCCGACCAAGCTCAAGAGCATCCTGCTCACGGTGGCCTGTGAGCGCAGCTACCATCCGATTCGCGATTATCTGGAGTCGCTCCCTGCATGGGATGGCGTACCTCGTGTAGAGAAACTGTTTGTTGACTACCTGGGTGCGCCCGACACGCTGTATTCCAGAACGGTCGCCCGGAAAATGCTCTGTGCGGCTATTGCTCGTGTGTACGAGCCGGGCGTAAAGTTTGACTCTGTAGTCGTACTTAACGGCCCCCAGGGTATGGGCAAGTCCTCCTTTTTCGCCAAGCTGGGTGGTAAGTGGTTCTCCGATTCCCTCACCATTGGGGATATGAAGGACAAAGCAGCCCCGGAGAAATTGCAGGGACAATGGATTCTGGAACTGGGTGAGCTGGCCGGCCTCAAGAAGATGGATGTTGAAACCGTGAAGGCGTTTGTCACCAGGCAGGACGATAAATTCCGTCACAGCTACGGCTACAGCGTAGAGGATCATCCGCGTCAGTGTATCATCGTCGGCAGCACCAACAGCAACGACGGTTTTCTCAGAGACATCACGGGCAACCGTCGATTCTGGCCGGTTACCTGTTCCAAAGACTCGCCTCATCGCCCCTGGGAGGTGGCGGATGCTGTTCCTATGATCTGGGCGGAGGCGTATCTGATGTACCAGCAGGGCGAGGAACTCTACCTTCCCTCTGACGTGGAGAAAATGGCGGAGGAAGAACAGACGGCAGCCTTGGAATCTGATGTGCGCGAAGGCATGATTCTGGAGTATCTTGAAAAGCTCCTCCCCGTGGACTGGGATCGTATGGATCTGGCCGAGCGACGGGGCTTCCTTCGTGGTGATCAGTTCCAGGGCGGCGATAAGCCCGGAACGGTAAGGCGCACCACAGTCAGCGCAGTGGAAATCTGGGCGGAGTGTTTCGGCAAAGACCCCACCATGATCAAGCGCGCCGACACCTACGACATCTTCGGCATGCTGATGAAGATCGGCGGCTGGGAAAAGTATAAGGGCAACAAGAACGGCTCAATCCGTCGTGGCCAGTATGGTCCACAGCGATGCTTCGTCCGCATGGAGTGAGTTTCTAATTCTCCCAGCCCCGATGTTTCTTCCGTAGTCCGAAACGGTAGTGCCTGTTTCGTGTGTTTTCAGGAAACGACCACAGAAACAGGAAGAAACCGCGCGTATATATAAGAAGAAATTCCGCTTTGTTTCTTGTTTCTATCTACTCTAATAGAGTATTGAGAAAAAAGAGAAAAAGGAGGAACACGAATAGGCGTATGTGTACTTACGCGCGCGTAAGGGATTTTTGGGGATAGAAACACACAAGGACACAAGAGCCAATGTGTATCAGGATAAAAACAGTTTTCGGTAAGGACGACAGACCCTATGACCGGGCACTCTTTGGATGATGCGGCCTTTGCTGGTTGTTGCATGGTACGCTACCGCCAAGGGGCGCTGGGGCATAAGGACTTCGTCCTTATTACTTTTCTACTTCGCAGGAGGTCGAAATGGACAAACACATTCGGAGTGGAGCGCCACCTCTTCTTAAAGAAAAACAGCTCCATTCTTACCAGCAGTATTGCGTGGACTTCATTGAGGAGCATCCGCAGTGCGGTATTTTCCTTGAGATGGGTCTTGGCAAAACGTCGATTGCACTGACCGCCTTGGCCCATTTGCTATATGATTCCTTTGAGGTCAGCCGTGTCCTAATCATTGCGCCTCTTCGTGTGGCGCGTGATACATGGATCGCTGAACTGGGCAAGTGGGAACACCTCGCCGGCCTGCGTATGGAGCGCGTGATCGGCACACCCAAAGAACGGATTGCAGCTTTGAGCCGGAAGGCTGAACTGTACATCATCAACCGAGAAAATGTAGAGTGGCTCGTCAAGCACTACGCCGGTCGAAAGTTCCCTTTCGACATGCTGGTGATCGACGAGCTTTCGTCTTTCAAAAACAGTCGGGCGAAACGCTTTCTGGCGCTCAAGAAGGTGCTGCCCCGGTTCAGCCGGGTGGTCGGGCTGACCGGCACACCTGCTCCGAATGGTCTGGAAGATCTGTGGCCGCAGGTATTTCTGCTGGATCGTGGCCAACGCCTCGGGCGGACACTGCGCTCCTACATCGACATGTACTTCGACACGCCCAACAGCTGGCTCCCATACAAGCATGTGCTGAAGGACGGTGCGGAGGATGCCATCTATCGCAAGCTGAGCGATATTTGTGTGTCCATGAAGGCTACAGATCACCTTCAGATGCCGGAGCGAATCGACAATGTGATCGAATTGACCCTCTCCACCAAGGAAGAGAAGCTGTACCGGCAGATGGAGCGCGACATGCTTCTGCCCTATGCGGATGGAGATGTGCTGGCTATCAACGCAGCCACGCTCGCCGGCAAGCTGCTCCAGCTTTCCAACGGCGCAGTCTACGATGAGTTTCATAACATCCGCGTGATTCACGAGCGGAAACTGGATGCGTTGGAGGATCTGATCGAAGCCGCCAACGGAAAGCCTGTGCTGGTGATGTACTCCTATAAACATGACTTGGAGCGCATCCAAGCGCGTTTTGGGAAGTACGACCCGCATGAGCCGGACAAGCCCTGTGTCCGGGAGCTGAAAACCTCTCAGGACATGACTGACTGGAACGAAGGGCGTATCCCGGTCGCTGTCACACAGCCTGCCTCCACCGGCCACGGGTTGAACCTCCAGCATGGCGGCTCGACCATCGTGTGGTTTGGTCTCAACTGGTCACTGGAACTGTACGAACAGGCCAACGCCCGTCTCTGGCGGCAGGGGCAAAAGGAAACGGTGGTCATTCATCATCTTGTAGTCAAAGGAACGATGGACGAACAGGTCATGCGCGCCCTTCACGACAAGGCCGCCGACCAGAACGCCCTGATGGCTGCGGTCAAGGCAAGGATTGAGGAGGTGCGCTGAGATGCTTGAGAGAGATATCGTTGTCGATATCAAGAAATACCTGAAGTCACTGGGTAGCGACATTTTTTTCTGGAAAGAACACGGCGGGCCTTATGGCACCTCTGGTGTACCGGATATCATCTGCTGCTACAAAGGGCGCTTTCTCGGCATGGAATGTAAGCTGCCGGGCGGTGTTCTGACCGAACTTCAGAAGCGCGCCATTGACAAGATCAACAAGGCCGGGGGCATTGCCCGCCGAGTAGAGTGTGTTGCAGATGCTATGGAAATCATCCATCAGGCGGATGAAGAAAGGATGAATCGACATGAGTGAAAAGAAAATGTGGGAGCTTCAAATTGACGCAGAGTTCCGGGATTTAATTCCTCCGCTTCAGGAGGAAGAACTGGAACTGCTGGAAGCTAGCATTCTGGTCGATGGCTGCGTGTCTCCGCTGACTACCTGGCGGGGCACCCTTGTGGACGGCCACAACCGATATGCCATCTGTCACAAGCACAGCATTCCCTTCGCCATTATGGAGAAGGAGTTTGCGGATCGGGATGCAGTGATGCAGTGGATGCTTACCAATCAGCTGGGGCGTCGCAACCTGAACGACTATCAGCGTGGCGAGATGGTTCTCAAACTGAGGCCGATGCTGTCCGCTGCGGCGCATAGGCGTAAACAGCACAAGGATTTGGAATCTCCCAGTGCCGAGCCACTTCCGCCAGAATTGGCGGAAGCTCCGAAGCCCAAGGCAGAGAGTGAAACGATGAGTAGCCTGGGCAAAATGGCTGGTATCTCCCGCTCTACGATGAAAAAGGTGAAAAAACTGTCCGAAGATGCGGACGAGGAGACCAAGAACAAGCTGAGAAACAGCGAGGTGTCGGTAAGTAAGGCATATGACGACCTACTTACGAAGGAACGCGCCGCGCAGACCCGAGAGTGTGTTCGCTGCCGCGCGGTCAAGAGCCTGAACGAGTTTCCGATTTCCCGCCATAGTCATGTGTTTTCTCATGTGTGCAAGGAATGCACCCAGAAAGAGCAGGAGGCAACGCGGGACGATAATGCTGCGCTCGTTTCCACGGGGATGGAACTCCATGTCGGCGTACCGGTGCATGTTGCAACCACACCCACTGATTCTCCGGATATGTTTGTTCATGTGGTGAGTCTCATTGACTTCGCTTCCCGTACCTATTTGGACAACATCAGGACTGCCCTCAAGCGGTTCACCCCGACCATGAACACTGCGGAGAATATTGATCGGCTTGAACAACTGATTACCTCCGCATCTGATACAGCTAAAACCTTGCTGACCGACACACTGAAGGAGATGGAATAATATGAGCCGCAAGAACCACAATGCCAGCCACAGGCAGTCGAAGCGTAAGACCTATCCCGCTGATTATTTAAAACCGACGCCCTTGGAGATTGCCATTGCAAAGGCGAACCAAGGTACCCGTGCCACACAGGACGAGTGTTCTGTGATTCGCTGCGATGAACGCTGCAGCTACATGCACAGGCTGTTGCCGGTGGAACTGCTGGAAACGGATGTGTCCTACCAGCGTAAGGTCGATGTGAAGCGTGTTCAGGAGATCGTTGACAACTATGACCCTCGCCTGGTTAACAGCCTGAAGGTCAGCAACCGTGACGGTAAGTTCTATATCTTCGATGGCTCCCATACCCTGGCTGCTCTCAAGCAGATTCACAAGGGCGAACACTTTGTGGTGGACTGTAAGGTGTTTTCCGGGCTGACCTACGAGGACGAGGCGTATCTGTTTGCCCTCCAGACAGGTGAATCCAAGGATGTGGCGTTCCGTGCGCGCCTCCGGGCCATGCTGATCTCCAACAGTGAGGAAGCTGTTATGTTCAAGAAACATACGGCGGCGGCTGGATTTACGCTGGCTGAAGAGACTAGCAGCAACAGCCGATACACCATCGCGGCTCTGGCGAAGTCCTATAAGATTTTCACGGAATATGGTCCTGAACGCTACGAGGCGATTCTAAAGCTGTTGGCCTCAACCTTTGACGGCGCAGGCTGGAGTGTGACCAGCTATCTTCTGGGCGGTATGGCTGTATTCTTCCGCGAGTTTGGGGACGAGATCAAGGTGGAACGCTTTGTGAAGCGTTTGCGTGGGGTCACCTACGACGCCATCCGGGATGAAGCACGCCGCCAGATGCGAAAATCCTCCGATATTGCCCATGCGCTGGCCTTTGCCAAGTTCTATAACGCAGGCGGCGGTCGCGGCTCTCTGGATGTGCGAAAGCTGACCATGCTGGATTAAGGGGGTGGCCGAGGTGAAGAAGGTCTATATTTGCTCTCCATATCGTGGGGATGTGAAAGCCAATGCGGAGTGCGCCTCCCGATACTGCCGCTATGCGGTGCTGTGTGGTGAGCTGCCCATTGCACCGCATCTGTATTTCACCTTCTTTCTGGATGACGCCATCGCGGCGGAACGGAACATGGGTATGTTCATGGGCTTGGAGCTTCTGAAGGACTGCTCTGAGCTGTGGGTATTCGGAAGCCCTACGGAGGGCATGCGAGAAGAAATCAATATGGCAAAGCGCATCGGGATTCCGGCGCGCTTTTTTGATGCTGACGGGAGGGAACTCAAATGAAGGACAGGTGCTTTGCCATGAACCTGAAAAACCAGTGCGGAGCTTTGAACATAAAAGCCTGTATGGGTTTCGATGTGTGCCCCTTCTATAAGAGCAGAGTTCGGGCGAACCGTGATCGGGAGAAAGCATTTGCCCATCTGTGCGAGCTTCCACATGACCAGCAGATGGGCATTTCGGCTACGTATTACGGTGGAGCGATGCCGTGGAGAGGAGAAATTGAGTGAACGCAAAGGAATATCTGTCCCAGGCTTTTCACATCGACCAGCGCATTGATTCGAAACTGGCACAGGTGATGCGCCTCCGGGAGTCGGCAACCAAGTGTACCCAGACGATTTCGGACATGCCTCGTGCCAGCTCGCCCAATTTGCAGACGTTGGAAAGCACAGTGTGTAAGATCGTCGATCTGGAAAATGAGATCAATGCCGACATCGATAAGCTCGTCGATCTGAAAGCGGAGGCTCGTCGGGTCATCAACGCTGTGGCTGATCCCGATCAGCAGCTGATTCTGGAGCTGCGGTACCTGTGCTACAAACCCTGGAGCGACATTGCCGCTGAGATGAATTATTCGGAAGCCGGAATTTACAAACTCCACGGTCGCGCTTTGGCAAATGTAGTTGTGCCTGAGTCTGCGCAGGAAGAAGAGGCAGAATAACAGTCCGGCAATCGTATAGTAAAAGACATTGAAGTAGAGTCGCAACCTGTGTTATAGTGTATCCTGTCAAAAGCATCGAGATGAACAACAGCCCTCGCGGGAATGAACTCGCGGGGGCTTTTCCTGTCTGTGCTTCGATGAAAATATATCTGGGTTTGAAAGCATATAACGCTTGACTTTCATCGCTTTTAGAGCGTAAATGTCACTACCAAAACGAAAGGAGGTCAAGCCTATGACCATTAGAACGAACTGTACCACCGACCGCAAGGTCATGGTGCGCCGCCTGGCCGAGCATCTCGGCGTTCGCGCGGAATACCTTGGCGTGCCGAACTGCGGCTACCGGGTGGGTGAACTGACGGTTGACCGCAATGCGGTAATCGCAGGCGCCCCGGAGCTTCTTCAGCAGATCACACCTTTCCTGATGGAGAACGGCTACATTCACGAAGCTCCCCAGCAGCCCGCCGATTCAGAAGCGGACCAGACTGTAGAAGAAACAGTCGCCCCGGAAAGAGCTGTCCCGGAAGAGAGCACAGAAGAAAGCATGGAAGATACCACGCAAGATGAAGCCTCTGCTGATTCAGAAGCTACTGACCAACAGATTACGCAGATGTGCGTGAGCGTTCCGCTATCCGAATTCACAGCATCCAGCTTGACCAATGTACTCAAGCTGGTTTATGCCAGGCAATCCCTGATCGCAGCCATGACACAGTGTGACAAGATCTACATTCATGAGGAACTCATGGATCTGCTTCAGGATGAGAAGCCGGACACAGTGGAACGGATTTGTGAACTGTTGGAGGGCGAGATTCATGCCGGCATGGTGTGCGGCATTGAGATTCAGGAAGACCGCTTCACATTGAGTTTTCCCTATGATGAAGCACAGCCCACTCGCTGGACAGCCTACGCCAATTTGCTGACTGCCATTGTGAATCGTTCCAAGATTGCCCACCACATCAGCGGCAAGCGCCTCAATCCGGAAGATGAAGAGATGAAATACTTCTGCCGGAACTGGCTGATCCAGCTGGGACTGGGCGGAGCAGCACACAAGGAGACACAGCACATTCTGCTGGACCACCTCAAGGGCTTCGCGGCATTCAGAAGCGCAGCCAAGATGGACGCACACAAAGCCAAGTACGCTGCGCTCCGCAAAGAGCGCAGGGAGGAGGTACACCATGAAGCTGATTGACAAGCGCCTCGCCGATTTGAAAGCCCGGCAGGAAGCCGGAGCGCACCTGCCTTGCCCTCGCTGCGGCAGGATGACCATGAAGGAGAAGCTCCACACCAACGCGCTCAGCCGCATCGCGGACATGAAGATCTGCGATTCCTGCGGCACGGACGAAGCAAAGCTGGCATTCATGAACGCGCCGAACTGCCTGTACCAGTGGGCGGCGCTTCAACCCAACCGACCCGATGGCGATTTCAAAGCTGTATCAGGTGAGGAGGCTATGAAAATCATCTGCTGCGAACAGTCCGGCACACTGGTGGAACTGTTCATGCGCGCCGAAGCCGGGGATGATGCGGATGAGATTCGCTTTACAGCATTTGAAAGCCTGCCCGGTCTGACTGAACTGTGGACGCAGCCCTTCCAGGCAACCTACCGCGCCAAGGACGGCACAGTAATGATTCGTGTGCGCCAGGGTGACGGTCAGGTGGAACTGGCCGCAGACCTGATCGATGGAAAGTAACGCTGACACACCTAAATTTCAAAGCTGATTTGAAAGCAGTCCAACGTGCAATGCGCGTCGGGGCTGCTTTTCTCGTTGCGCACGTGTGCCCCACAAAGCACCACGTCGGGCTTTGACCTCGGCTTCGAGGGTATTCCCAAGCTCAGCCTCCTCGCGGCAACGTGGGCGCGACAGAGGGCGACGTTTTCGAGGCAATTTGAAAGCCCTGGGCATCGCAGCCCCCCTCAAAGACAAAAAGGCCGCCAGCCTCAACCGATTGCTCGGCGGGCGGCGGCGATTTGTTAGCCATACCGGTTTACCAAAGCCGGAACTTCGGCTGGTAGGAGGTGTTGCTGTAAAGCAGTCCTCCATCCTCGATGAACTCCCCGACCGTGGCGATGTAGCCGCTGGCATCCATGATGGCCAGTTTCGATTTGGCAAGCCTGTAGATCAGGTCGAGTACGTTCTGCCGCTTGAGGTCGTCCTTGCGGCGAAGGATGGCGGAAAGGTAGTCGGTGATGAAGATGGCCGTGTCGCTGAACTCGTGATTGTTGGGGTCGCTGGTCATGCGGATGATTCCGTTGTGTGCGACGCCGCACTTGCATTCGAGGTCGAGGGCTTTCATCAGCGCGGGGCGATTTGAAAGCGGAAAGGGATGCGTCATTTCGGGACCGACACCCGCTTGGGTGCTGATTCGGAAGTGGTAGACCACGTTGTCCGCTGTGGTGAAGCGTTCCGATTCGATAGCCCGCTGGAAGTCGCCCAAGTCCATGAAGCCCTTGTGGATGTGGACCTTGCCGTCCCGTGCGTACATGTAACCCGCGCCGTGGGGATTGTTGTAAAACATGTTCCGAATGGTGGTCTTGCTGGGCTGCTTCGCCCCAGCGGGAGAAACGCAGATGATGCACATAATGTGGTACCTCCTTGATTTGGTAGCTTGTGTGTCGTGTTGGGTGGTGCATCGAAGGGTCTTGATTTCAAACCTTCCGGGCGTTACATTCATCACTCTTTCTGGGTGAAATAGCAACCCGACCGATGCACCAGTCATTCAGCGGTTGGATTTGTTCATATCCACCGGCTGGATTTGGAAGCTGTGTCATGCGGTGCGCTTGAGGTACTCTTCGGGGTACGCGGCCTCGGTGCCGGCGTGTACCCGGAGGAGGAAACGGGCGCGCTTTCTCAATTCAGGAAGCACTCGCTTCACCCGCTCCTCGCCGTCGAGCTTGGAAAGCAGGATGTGATTGATGTACTCGTAGGTCTCATCGTCATACCAGTCGAAGATGTCCATACAGGCTTCAAGGGTCAACTTGGTCATGGTGTGTTCCTCCCTGGGCTGATGCCCGTTTTGATTTGGAAGCGTGTGGCTCCCGCGACCCCTTTCGGGGTTTCGGCTCATGCCACCGAGCCATCGTCAGGCGGGTTTCTTTTCGACCATCAGGACGTAGCCCTTGCCGCGCGCCTCGATGTCGTAGCGCACCCTTCCATCGCGGGTGTGCTTGCGGCGCACTCTGGTGATGTCCTCCAGCTTCACACTCTTCATGCGGGGCTGGCGGCGGAGCCAGTGTAAGGCAATCGATTTGTAAGCGTCGCCAAGGTCGGTGTAGTCGGGGATCTTCTTTTGCTTCCAGCGGGCGAATCGCTTTTCGGCGCAGCGCTTGCCGTCCACAAGGGTGGTGTAGTAGCCCTCGCGGAGTCGGTCGAACTTGATTTCAAAGCGAGTGTCAAGGTGGTTGTTCCAGATCGTTTTCCAGCCGCCGGTCAGGTCGTCTGTGCATTTGCCGACCCGAATGGTCAGGAGGTCGCCGTAGGCTTCGCCGAAGGAGCCGCGGGTTTCGATCAGAACCCGAAGCACCTCGGAGCCGTTGGTCAGGTCGATGTGTGCCATCTCACCCTGGCTGCCGCCCATCGTCTCGGGGTTGATTTGGTAGCCCTGTGCGAGAAGCTCGGTCACCTTCTGGGTGTAGAGGGTGCGGATGTCGTTCATGGTGTAAACCTTCATGGTGTGTTCCTCCCTGGGCTGTTGCCCATCTTGATTTGGAAGCGTGTGGCTCCCGCGACCCCGTTGGGGGTTTCGGCCTGTGCCGGAGGCCATCGTCAGGCGGGACTTGATTTGAAAGTTCCCCGTGGGGGAGGCTCCCCGTGTGTCAGGAAGCCTGCCGCCATGCGCCGTTGCCGGGAAGGAGCTTGGTCAGGTGTTTGCGGGCGGTCTCGAATTCGTCTCCGATGAAACCCAGTTGGAGGAGCCAGCATCGGAAGGTGTACTTTGGGTTGTCGGTGACCGGCCTTGTCGGGCTGGCGGCCTTGCTGGAAAGGGCCTTATGGCTGATGGCCATGCAAAGCTGGATGTAGCTTTTGATCTCCCCTGCGTGGAGGGTCGCGTTGAAGGCGCGGAACTCGATGGTGTGCGCGGGGCGCTCGGTGGAGAAGGTCGCGTGAAGGTTGAGAAGGTGGTAGCGGCTTCCGTCGTAGTGGCTGGCCGCTCTGTAGGCCCAGTGGCGTTCGTTGTACCAAATCGCAGCGAAGGCTTCCATCGTGCGGGGCTTGCGTGTGTTCAGACGCTGAAGGAAGTCCTGTTCGACGGGCTTGCACCATTGGTGTCTGCGGCTGGGGCTGATGCCCAGGGCCTGTGTCAGAAGGTCTTCCTTCGCGTTGATGATGTTGACCAGCCGCCGCAGGCTTTCGGGGGTGTGTTCCCCGAGCCCGATGTGGATGTGGATTCCGCAGGATCCGTCCACCTTGGCGCCCGCCTTGCGGATGGCGCGGACCACCTCTTGGACCATCTCGATGTCCTCCCAGCGGCAAACCGGGCTGACCACCTCTGCCGAGGGGTCGGTGACCGAGCCGTCGCGCTCGACTGTCCACTTTCTGCCGTCGGGCATCGGGACTTCCCAGTTACCCAGGTGTGTGCCTACGTAGTGTGCGGTCGTACTAAAGTGGTCTGCGATGGCCTTCGCGGTCTTTTCGCGTCCCAAGCCCGTGGTTTCCAGTTCGATGCCGAAAGTCTGGTTTTTCATGGGGTTGCCTCCTTTTCGTTCCCCGTGGGGTGTTCCCCGCGGCGTGACACATTCATCACTCTTTTTGCCCGAAATAGCAACCCGACCGAACCACCAAATAATCGCCCCCAACGACGGTGCGCCATCGACAAAGAAAAAACGGCTTCCTATATAGCGCGCGAACGCGCCCGAGCGCCCGCCCGCGAGAAAATCAGCTGGACCATGTCATCGCCTTAACCCGTCACAGCCCGCCCCGAAGCTTGCATCTGTTTCGCGCAAAACCGCCGAAAAAGGGGCTTTTCGGGGGCATATAGCGCCCCTCCGCCCCCTTTTTGCCGCCCAAATCGCGGCTTTTTGCCCCGGAACACCCCCAATGTGCCGGAAAAACCGCCCCAGATCGGGGCCCCGGGGCCAGATATCTTCCCGGAAGGCTCCGCCCGGGCCGCCCCAGGGCGCGCACGTTGCGCCACGTTCGCCCGGCTTTTGCCGCGCACCCAGCCGCCGCGCCCGCGGCCCCCGCCCGCGACAGCCCCGAAAAAGCCCCAACGCTGCCCCTTTTGCCGCCAGCCGGCCTTTTTGCCCCGTTGCCCGCCCCAACACCCCGCCCGCCGCCGTTTGCGTCGCCCGTCGTGCCGCCGCCCGCGCCCACCAGCCGCCCCGCCCCGGCACACTTTCGCCGTTCGCCACAACGCCGCTTCGCCGTGGAGAAGTGTGCGGCCCAGGGGGGCCTCGATCCTCGTGCGCGACCTCCAAGCGACCGCCGCCCCCTCTCGCGTAAAATTCCGCGAAATTAGGGGCCCCGGGGTCTACGCCCCAAAAAGCAAAAAAGCCGCCCTTGTGACGGCGTGTTCGCGCTGTTGTAGCTCAAAGGCAGAGCAGCTGATTTGTAATCAGCCCATCGCGGTTCGAGTCCGCACAGCAGCTCCAATTATTCAGTTATCGTAGGAAGAAATGATCAGGAGGAAACCTCATGAATACAGAAATGACGATCAAGCGATTGCCGGTGAGCATGCTCAAGCCGGCGAAATACAATCCTCGAAAGGATCTGAAGCCGGGCGATCCAGCTTACGAGAAAATCAAGCGCAGCCTTCACGATTTCGGCTATGTCGATCCTGTTATCTGGAACGAGGTGACTGGCAACATCGTGGGCGGCCATCAGCGTTTTAAGGTGCTGACTGCCGAGGGTGCGACCGAGATCGACTGCGTGGTCGTTCACATCGAAAATCCGCAGGATGAAAAGGCTCTGAACATTGCGCTCAACAAGGCGGTCGGTGAATGGGAGCCCAAGGCGCTGGCTGACCTGATCTCTGATCTCCAGCTTTCTGGCTACGATGTGGGCGCTACCGGCTTTGACGCTGCCGAGGTGGATGATCTGTTCTCCAAGGTCCATGATAAGGACGTGAAGGATGACAACACCAATCTGGATGCGGAAACGGTGGAGCCCTTTGTCAAGCCCGGCGACCTGTGGATGCTGGGCCGACATCGCATGATCTGCGGCGATGCGACCAGCGAGGAGGACATCAACACCCTCATGGGGGATGTGAAGGCCAACCTCATCGTGACGGATCCGCCGTACAACGTGGCATACGAATCTGCGGATGGTAAGACCATCCAGAACGACAGCATGGAAGATGAAAAGTTCTACGCCTTCCTGCTTGCTGCTTTCCAGAACTGGCGGACACATCTGGCGGAAGGTGCGTCCGCTTATATTTTCCACGCGGATACGGAGGGGTTGAATTTCCGTCGCGCCTTTAAGGAGGCGGGCTTCCACATCAGCGGCGTGTGCATCTGGGTCAAGAACTCCCTAGTGCTGGGCCGCAGTCCGTATCAGTGGCAGCATGAGCCGGTTCTGTACGGATGGTTGCCCAACGGCAAGCATAAGTGGTTTGCTGATAGGAAGCAGACAACCATCTGGAACTACGACAAACCTAAGAACAGCAAGGCGCATCCCACCATGAAGCCTATCCCGCTTCTGGCTTATCCCATCAAAAACAGCTCTGCGCCCAACGGTGTGGTGCTGGATACCTTTGGCGGTTCCGGCAGTACGCTCATTGCCTGTGATCAGACGGATCGCATTTGCTACACCTCTGAGCTTGACCCCAAGTATGCGTCTGTCATTGTGCTGCGGTACACGGAGGCGGCCGGAGCAGCGAATGTGTCTGTTCTCCGGGATGGAAAAACCATGACGCTGGAAGAGGTCATGGCTGAAAAGAACTGAGTTGTAAATGAAAACATAGGAAGGAGGTGCCGCCAATGGCGACCCGTGGCCGAAAGCCCAAGCCTACAGCTTTGAAGATGCTGGAAGGCAACCCCGGCAAACGTCCCCTGAACGAAAATGAGCCGAAGCCGCCCAAGGGAACGATCCGCTGTCCGACCTGGCTCGAGGCGGAAGCGAAGAAGGAATGGAGGCGGCTGGCTCCGTCCCTGGAAGCTATGGGCGTACTGACCACCGCTGATATTACCGCCTTCGCCGGTTACTGCCAGGCGTATGCCCGATGGAAGGAAGCGGAGGAGTTCATTACACAGCACGGTTCCATTTTCCAGACCCCGTCCGGCTATGTACAGCAGGTTCCACAGGTATCCATCGCCCAGCAGAACCTCAAGATCATGCAGTCTTTCTGCTCCGAGTTCGGTTTGACCCCGGCGACCCGATCCCGCATTATTGCCGGCAATGGCGACAAGGTTGATGAGGACGACCCGATGGAGCTGCTTTTGAAGGGTGGTGGCTGATATGCCCTTCGATGAGCGAAAAGCCCAGCGTGTCGTGAAATTCATTGAGTGCCTCAAGCACACCAAGGGTGAGTTCCACGGCAAGCCCTTCATCCTTCTGCCTTGGCAGAGGAAGATCATCGAGGATGTGTTCGGCACTGTCCGGGATGATTATCCCGATATGCGCCAGTACAACACAGCCTACATTGAAATACCCAAGAAGAACGGAAAAAGTGAGCTGGGCGCGGCTCTTGCGCTCAATATGCTCACCAATGACGATGAATGGAAAGCGGAGGTTTACTCCTGCGCATCAGACCGCCAGCAGGCCGCCATCGTCTTTGACGTGGCGGTAGATATGGTTCGCCAGTCGCCGGCACTGAGCAAGCGCATCAAGATCATTCCGTCTGTGAAGCGTATGGTGTACCAGCCCACCGGTAGCATCTATCAGGTGCTGTCCAGTGAGGTTGCCACCAAGCACGGCCTGAATGTATCGGCCTGCATCTTTGATGAGCTGCACACCCAGCCAACCCGCGCCCTCTACGATGTTATGACCCAAGGCTCCGGTGATGCCCGAAAGCAGCCCTTGTGGTTTTTCCTGACCACGGCAGGCACGGATCGCAACAGCATCTGCTGGGAGGTTCATCAAAAGGCGCTGGACATTCTGGAAGGTAGAAAACGCGATCCGCGCTTTTACCCGGTGATCTTCGGTTTGCCGGATGAAGCCGACTGGCAGGATGAAAAGAACTGGTACTACGCCAATCCATCCCTTGACCAGACCATCTCCATCGAAAAGGTGCGGGATGCCTATAGAAAGGCGTTGGAGACGCCAGCCGACGAGAACATGTTTCGCCAACTCCGCCTAAATCAGTGGGTCAAGCAGTCCGTCCGCTGGATGCCGATGGACAAGTGGGATGAGTGCGGCGGCGTGGTCGATCCATACGAACTGGAAGGTCGGGCCTGTTATGCGGGACTCGACCTTTCGTCTACCACGGACCTCACGACCCTAGTTCTTGTGTTCCCGCCGACCGAGGAGGGCGGTCAGTTCATCGTGATGCCCTTCTTCTGGCTGCCCGAGGATACGCTGCCCTTGCGCGTCCGGCGTGACCATGTCATGTACGATGTGTGGGAAAAGCAGAAATACCTTCTGACCACCGAGGGCAATGTGGTGCATTACGGCTTCATCGAGCAATTCATCTGCGATCTGGGCGAACGGTACAACATCCGCGAGATCGTATTCGACCGCTGGAACAGCTCCATGATGGTACAGTCCCTTGAGGACGATGGTTTCACAATGGTGCCCTTCGGTCAGGGCTTCAAGGATATGAGTCCTCCGACCAAGGAGTTGATGCGCCTGGTGCTGGAGCATCGCATCTGCCACGGTGGGCATCCCATCCTCAGATGGAACATGGACAATGCCTATGTGCGCACCGATCCGGCCGGCAACGTGAAGCTGGATAAGGAGAAGTCCACAGAGAAGATCGACGGCGCGGTAGCAATGGTCATGGCGCTGGATCGGGCCATGAAGAACATGGGCGCCGGTGGTAGCATCTACGATGAACGCGGTCTGCTGACCCTTGACTGGTGAGGTGAGCGACATGCCCAGAGCACCCAGACGGCCATGCCGCTTTCCCGGCTGTCCCAATCTCTGTAACTCTGGTGTGTACTGTCCCGACCACCAGCGTTTTTCTACGGATGCGGTTCGTGGAGGCGCAGACGCCCGAGGTTATAACTCCAAGTGGCGCAGAGAACGCGAAGACTATCTCCGAAAGAACCCTCTGTGCGCTGAGTGCAGGAGGAATGGCAAGCTGTCTCCGGCGACAGTGGTTGATCATATCATCCCACATCGTGGAAACCAGAAGCTATTCTGGGAACGCACCAATTGGCAGCCGTTATGCAAGGATTGTCATGACAAAAAGACCGGCAGCGGTCAGTGACCGACACCGGCTGACATATGGCGGTATATGCGGCAAGATGGCCGCTATTTTTGTGCCCGAATGCGCCGATTTCAAGCAATTTCAGCCCATTTTCGGGCGTTAATTGCCCGATATGCGCTCAAAACAGGCGAAACACCCGCTGAAACTGCCGATATTCGGCAAGATACGCCCCAATACGGGCAAGACCGAGGTGATATCCATGAAAAATCCCCTGAAGGGCTTGTTCAAGGCCCGAGACAAGCCCCAAAACGCTGTCAGCAGCGCATTGTCCTTTTTCTTCGGCAGTTCCGTATCCGGCAAGTCCGTCAATCCGCGAAATGCAATCCAGATGACCACAGTGTATGCCTGTGTCAGGGTGATCGCTGAGACGATCGCCTCTTTGCCGCTGGCGGTCTATGAGGATACTGGCGATGGAAGCCATAAAGCAGTGGAACATCCGCTGTACCGACTGATCCATGATGAACCGAACACCGAAATGACCTCCTTTGTTTGGCGAGAGACCATGCTGACGCACCTGCTCCTATGGGGCAATTCTTACTGCCAGATCATCCGAAGCGGCCGGGCAAAGATCATCGGGCTGTATCCGCTGCTCCCTGACCGCATGGAGGTAGACCGCGACAAGTCCGGCAAGCTGACCTATACCTACACCAATTCGGAAGGCCAGCAGACGCAGCTCCGTCCCGAGGATATACTGCATATTCCAGGTCTGGGCTTTGATGGCATCGTCGGTTACAGTCCCATTGCGCTGGAGAAGAACGCCATTGGCCTTGGTATTTCCGCAGAGGAATACGGCTCGAAATTTTTCCAGAACGGGGCACGTCCTTCCGGTGTTCTGACACACCCCAATACGGTGAAAGACCCGAAGCGTCTGCGCGATAGCTGGAACGCTGCCTATGGCGGTTCGTCCAACGGCGCCAAGGTTGCGGTGCTGGAGGAGGCCATGACCTTCTCTCCGATTTCCATGCCGAATAATGAGGCGCAGTTCTTGGAAACCCGTAAATTTCAGGTCGAGGAGATCTGCCGCATTTATCGTGTGCCGCCCCATCTGGTGGGCAATCTGGAACGCGCCACGTTCTCCAATATTGAGAACCAGTCTATCGACTTTGCGGTACACACCATCCGCCCCTGGCTGATCCGCATTGAGCAGGGCATGAACCGCGCTCTGTTCCCGGAAAACGAGAAGGGCAAGTTCTATGTGCAGTTCAATTTGGATGGCCTCATGCGCGGCGACTATAAGTCCCGCATGGAAGGGTACGCCATTGCCCGCCAGAACGGCTGGATGAATGCCAACGATATCCGCAATCTGGAAAACCTGAATCCCATCCCGGAAGAGGAAGGCGGTAACACCTACCTCATCAACGGCAACATGATTCCCATTTCGCTCTGCGGTGTGTCTGCATTGCTCAATGCGGTCGCTGCTGTCGAAACGGCGGAACAGGGCGTCGGGGAAACGGAGACAGATGGCACGGAAAAGACGGAGCAGACCGATCAGCCGCCTGAGAAGCATAATGACACGAAGAAGGGACAGCCCCAGAAGAACACGAGGCGCACTACCAACAGGCGCCCTCGGAAGGAGCCAAACCAATGAACGAACAACTGACTTTGGGCAGTCTCTTTGATGGGATCGGAGGATTTCCGCTGGCTGGCATTTACGCCGGCATCAAGCCTGTATGGGCTTCGGAGATCGAACCGTTCCCGATCAGGGTGACCACAAAGCGACTGCCTGAAATGATGCACCTGGGCGACATTCATCGGCTCAACGGTGCAGAGCTTCCCCCGGTGGATTTGATCACATTCGGCTCACCCTGCCAGAATCTCTCCATCGCAGGGAAGCGCAGCGGCCTTGACGGTGAGCAATCCTCACTGTTCTTTGAGGCCATTCGAGTGATCAAGGAAATGAGGGAAGCGACCAATGGACAATATCCGAAATGGGCTGTCTGGGAAAACGTGCCGGGTGCTCTGTCCTCGGCAGAGGGAAGGGATTTCTGTGAAGTCCTCCGGCAGCTCATATCCATCTGCGAAGGAGAAGCAGATGTTCCTATGCCGGACAACGGCAAGTGGTTGTCAGCCGGGGAGATCATGGGAGATTCTTATTCCGTCGCGTGGCGGATCATTGACGCCGCGCAGGGTTGGGGTGTCGCACAAAGACGGAAACGTCTATTTGCTGTCCTCGATCTTACAGCCGGACGCGCCGGAAAGGTTCTCTTTGAGTCCGAAGGCGTGTCAGGGTATTCTCCGCCGCGCCCAGAAGCGGGGCAAGGAGCTGCCCAAGGTGCTGAAGGATGCGCTGGAACGTCAGGCCAGGGCGGAGGAGTAACGGCTTCAGGCTTTTGTACGGAGCACAGTGCCGACAGCCGTGGAATCGGCTACGAGGAAGAACGCTCTCCGACTCTTCGGGCAGGCGTGGTACCAGGCATCGCCATTGAGTACAACCCAACCGACAGCCGCATTAAAATGAAGGATGATGGCATTTGCCAGACACTTACGGCGAGGTGTGGTACCGGGGGCAATACCGTGCCGCTGACGCTTGCACAGCCCGTAGCCTTTGGGATCAGTTCTGATCAGAGCAACGCCATGCTTTCTGCCAATCCCCACGCCGGGATCTATGAAGCAGAAACCAGCCGGACCATTGACTGCAATGGCGGAACGCCGTGCTGCAATCAGGGCGGGATAGCGGTTGTAGAGACATATGCCATCCAAGGGAATATGATCGGCAGGAAGGACGAGAATGGTCCTCGCGGCACAGGGGTAAACAAGGAAGTCGCATATACGCTCAATACCATCGATCAGCAGGCCGTGTGTGCTGTGTGTCAAGAGCCCCCGGTCGCTTTTACCCAGAATCAGCGGGATGAAGTGCGTGATCTGGGTGATCAGTCCGGCGCGCTAGCTGCACAGCCCGGTATTCATCAGCAGACCTTTGTGGCGCAGCCTGCCTATTCGGTTCGTACTACAGTGGGTACTGAGATTGATGAAGAGAAATCTGCTCCCATACGAGCCAGAGACTTCAAAGATCCTCCTTTGGTGGGCGCTCCGTCGTACTGCATGACTGTGGGAAGCTATGGACATGTAGCAACAGAAAAAACGCCCACATTGGAAGCTCGCGGATATAAAGACCCGCCTGTTGTAGGAAAACCTGAGAAGGAAATCGGTCAGGCACTGCGCACCACTGTTTCAGGCAGGAATGTGTTTGGCACTTTGGAAGCAAGTATGGCTTCGAAGCAGTGGCTGGGCAATCAGGAGGCTTTCACAGGCGATTTTCATATTCTCGAACTTGATTACACTGTACGAAGGCTCACTCCCTTGGAGTGCTGCCGTTTGCAGGGCTATCCTGACGGCTGGACGGAAAATCTCGGAACAGAGGAGCCCTCAGAGCAGGAAATTGCTTGGTGGTCTGGGGTGTTCGAGGAGTGGAATGCCGCCCAGGGGAAGAACACTTCAGTAACCCGCAACCGTGTGATCAAGTGGCTCAAAGACCCGCGCTCCGATGCTGCGGAGTACAAGGCGTATGGCAACAGCGTGGCTGTCCCGTGCGTCTTTTTTGTTCTCGCTGGCATCGTGTGGGCGGAGAAAGGAGGACAAAACCCGTGAGAGAGATCAACCTCAACGGCTACATTGATGAAGAAGTGTGGTTTGGAGATGAAATCACCCCTGAGGCCCTGCATGAAGTCCTGTACGGATTGGATGGTCAGGCAAGGGATGATGTTCACATCTACCTGAATTCTTACGGCGGAAGCTGCAACGCTGCGACCCGCATGTTCGATGATCTTCGCGCCTATCCGGGCAACGTGGCCATCACCATTTCCGGCACAGCGGCTTCGGCTGCTACGGTCATGGCGATGGCAGCCAACCGTCTTGAAATGACTCCGGGCAGTCTGTTCATGATCCATGATCCCATCGTAGGTACGGTGGGCAACGAGCATGAGCTGATGGACGCCATTCGCCTGCTCCGAGCCTGCAAGGACTCTATCCTCAATGTCTATGCGGTTCGCTGTCGCGCCAGTCGGAACGATGTGGCGGACAAGATGACCGCGACCTGCTGGATGGACGCACAGGCGGCCTTGGCAGACGGTTTCATCGATGGCATCACGGATGGCATCCGCGTCGGCGCTGCCCTCAACACCATCGAACCCCACATCGTGGATCAGGCAGAAGCCGAGCAGAAGGTTCAGGCGTGGATAGACCGAAAGACCGTCCGGCTTTCCCATTCCACACGGAATGTTGACATACAGCCCCAGCAGGAGGAGAAGCCTTCAGAGCAGGTCGAAGAAGTTCTGACCAGTGTGCCTGAAGAAACTGTTTCTGCCTCTGAACCCGAACTCTCAGTTCAGGTAGAGCCTGTGTCTGACACAGTGGCTGAGGAACACAGAGTTCCGACAGAGACTGCTTCTGACACACATCGGCCCGATAACCCAAAAACTGAACAGCCGGAAAATGCCGGCACCCCTGCAGCCCAGCTTCACAAGAGGCTGGGTTTAATTATGCCCTCGTGGCGATGAACAAGGAGGATTTTCCTATGAGTAAGGTTCTTGAAATGCGCCGCAAGCGCGGCGAGGTCTGGGATCGCGCCAAGGCGTTCCTGACTGCCCATGAAGATGAAAACGGCATGCTCTCTGCCGAGGACACCGAACAGTACGAGCGCATGGAGAAGGAGGTTGTTGACCTCGGTCATGCCATCGAGCGTCTGGAACGCGCCGAGGAAATGGATCGCCTGATGGATGCGCCCACTTCCAGTGTCCTGACCTCTCGCCCTGAAAAGGCGCAGACCCGCAAGCAGGGCCTCGCATCCGATGAGTACAAGAAGGCGTTCTGGGGACGTATGCGTGATGAAGTGCGCTATTCCGATGTCCGTGATGCGCTGCAGGTCGGTACCCAGAGTGAAGGTGGCTATACCGTCCCGGATGAGTTCGAACACCAGCTGGTGCAGGGCTTGGAGGAAGAAAACATCATGCGCGGCATCGTGCATGTGATCACCACTTCCTCCGGCGACCGCAAGATTCCCCTGGTGACTGCCAAGGGCTCCGCCTCCTGGGTGGAGGAAGAGGCCCAGATCCCCGAGAGCGATGACACCTTCGGTCAGATCATGCTGGGCGCGCACAAGCTGGCCACCATGATCCGCATCTCCGAAGAGTTGCTCCACGACTCTGCGTTCAATCTGGAGGCATACATCGCCGGTGAGTTCTCCCGCCGTGTGGGTGCTGCCGAGGAGGAAGCTATCCTGACTGGAGACGGCAACCACAAGCCCACCGGCCTTCTGCACGCCACCCTGGGCGCAGAGCTGGGCGTGACCGCTGCCTCCGCTACCGCCCTGACTGCGGATGAACTGATCGACCTACAGCATTCCCTCAAGTCCGGCTACCGTCGCAAGGCGTACTGGATCATGAACGATGCGACCATCAAGCTCCTGCGCAAGCTCAAGGACGGCAACTCTCAGTATATCTGGCAGCCCGGCCTTCTGGCTGGTCAGCCTGATACTCTGCTGAACCAGAAGGTTCTGACCTCCAGCTTTATGCCCCTGCCCACCGCAGGCAACAAGGCCATCCTGTACGGTGACTTCAGCTACTATTGGCTGGCTGACCGTGAGGGTCGCTCTCTTCAGCGTCTGTCTGAGCTGTACGCTGCTACCGATCAGGTGGGCTTCAAGATGACCCAGCGCGTGGACGGTCGTCTGATCCTGCCCGAAGCGGTCAAGTGTCTGGCCATGAAGTCCACCTGATAACCCGACAGACCAGTAACCTATAACAACTACGGAGCCGTCCTGCGTGGCGGCTCCCATTTTGGAGGAATTGTGTGAATGTCGTACAACGCAAAAAACTACTTCGCACATGGCGGCAGCGAACTCGTGATCGGCGGGCGGCTCACTTTTCTGCCCGGCGCATCCGTCGAAGGCATCGAGGGCCTGTTCGATATCGCCAGTGGCGAAGCGCCTGGTTTGCCCTATATGGCAGACAGCGAAGCGACAACGGTCGCCGCACTGCGCGAAAACTTCAACAGTCTGCTGGCTGCCCTCCGCATGGTGGGTATTCTGGCAGCTGAACCGGCTGTGGTAGAGCAGACGGAGGAAGCTGAAATTGCTGGTGTCTCCGAGCAGGATGATGCCGCTGTATCGGGTGATGAACCGTGATCATCTCCGTTGACCAGGTGAAGGAGCACCTCCGCATCCAGCATGAGGAAGAGGACAGCTATATCGACAGTATCATTCAGCAGGCGCAAGCCGCTGCCGAGGATTACTGCCGGGTGTCATTTGAGGATGGGGCGCCTGAATCTGTGCGGCTGGCTGTGATGCTCATGGTCAGCCATTACTACGAAAACCGGGACAATGCAGACAGACAGGTGTATCTCACCATGCGTACAGCTTTTGAGAATCTCCTGTACCCGCATCGTGATCCCGACAAAATGTTCTGAGAAGGGAGGCGCGTCTGATTGAGAGGCTATAAAAACTTCGACGCAACGCCGCATCCCGGAGACCTTCGCCACATGGTGGAGATCGGATATACCGTCAATGAGATCAACGAGAACGGTTACCCGGTCGCCACCGATGTGGTGGTCTGCAAGGTGTGGGCGGGTGTGATCGACGCCGGAAACCAGCACTATCGCTCTGCCGATACCATGAATACGGAAGCCGTTCTGAACTTTACCATTCGATATCGATCGGATATTAAGCCCGGTATGTGGGTGCGGTTTCAGGGCGAAAAATGGGATATTTCCACACTGGGTGAGTACGGCTTCAAGCGTACCTACCTGGGTCTCAAGGCTTCCATCGCAAAGGGTGTGAGCGGATGAGGCAGGTACAGGAAGCTCTTGCCAATATCGGCATCCCTGTCATAGCTGGCGTATGGCGTGCCACTTCGCCCCACCAGAATCCGCCTGCCCAGTATGCCGTGTACTCTTCTACCACAACCGAATCCTCCCAT